TACAGCTCCTCACCCAGCTGCTCGCTCACTTCCACCGGCATGTTCCCGTCATAAACCATCACACCGCTGCGGCTCTTGTAATAGATGTTTTCTGCCACCACCTGCATGCTCCGCCAGCAGTCCCGTTGCACGCCGCGGCACATTGTCGTCTGTATGCTGAAGTTGCTCGGCAGGCTCCCGCTCACCCGATGGAAACAGCCCTCCTTGCTGAATACCGGATAGCCCCGCTGCGCTATCGCGCCTGTAAAGGCACCGTCCGTGCCCACACTGGCCACCCAGCTGTCCGTGCTCAGTCCCATGAACCGGTTCCAGTTGCGGAAGTCGCCCAGCGCACTGCATCGGATCTCGTTCACCACTTCGCCGTCCACCAGCCCGTATGTGCAGCCCCACAGCCTGTTGTTGCTTTCCACGATATAGTCCATGTCCGGTATTTTCAGGTCAGCGCGGATCTCGTTGCCCTCCAGCTCCGCCTGGCTTTCGCTCAGCAGCCCGGCCACCACTATGTAGTTTTCCCCGCGGAAATAGACAATCATGCTGCCGTTCAGCGCCTGCACCTGTGCCTTTACCTTTTCGGTGCTCCCGCTCACCGCCTCCAGCCCGCTGATCGTCAGTGTGTCGTATTCCTTCAGCCCTGCACCTATGCCCGTGCAGGCAATCTTCACAAATGTGCTGGCAACCTCCACCCATTCGCCCGTTGCTTCGCTGTACTGCATCAGCACATCATTGCTGCCGCTTGTATCAATCCACAGCGCATTGTTCGCCGGATCTGCCGGCGCACTCGGCGCCTGTGTTATATTCGTCATGTCATAGTCTGTCCCGTCGCCCCTGCACATGCTCAGCTGCACATCCGCGCCTGTTATGCTGCTGCTGGCCGCCGGCCACAGCCTTTCCATGCTGCCCAGGTCGTCCAGGTCCGCTGTGTTGAAATACACCTTGTCCGGGAATATAAGCACATAAGCGCCAAAGCTCACAATCTGCTTCGGCAGCATAACCTCGTTCGTGCTCACCGCCAGCCCTGTCACCGGCGCAAAGTTATAATAGACGTCCTCACCGCGTATAAATACCAGCTGGTCCCGTCCATGTATGCCCGTCAGCGGCACCGGGTCCTGTCCGCTTACGTCAAAGGAGGAAATGCCCCGCTTTCTGCGTGTAGATCCCAGCGGATACTTATCGCCGCTCAGGTTCTGCATGTCGAACATTTCCCCGTCATTCAGGATCTCGTTATGGTTATATCCCGTAAAAGCACTGGTCACTTTCACCGTGCTTTGCTGCGGAATCAGCTCAGGTAAACGCCTCATATGATAAATTCCCCCGTCCGCTGCACCGGCATATGGTGCCTGGTCCACCTGTTGGTAGCCTCGTCGTATGCGTCCTGGAAAAGGATTTTGTCGTTGTTATATTTGTCATATTCCATGTTCTGCTTGTCTATCTCGCACATCAGCCAGTACACGTATACGACATCATCCGGCGCTTTCAGTATCAGCACCGTACCCGGGTCTGTTGCATCGTCATAGTTCGGCGGCACCGCCTGCTCCTGTGTGTGTTCATGCGCCATCACAATCTCGTCATGGATGATGCTTTCTATCTCATTCAGTTTTGCCACTTTCAGGCTGGTGCTCATCATGTTCGGTTTCATCTCGTCAACCTGTGCAATGGCCTGCTGAATTGTCATTTTGCGTCCCTCCTCTTGAAGAAAAACAGGCGGAAAGAGCCCTGCCCCTCCCGCCTGTCGTGCATTGCTTAATAACCGCTGCGGATATCTTCCACCTCGTGCGGGTTTGTTTTCGGATCATAAACCTGCACGCTGTCCCGGTAGGCTGCGCTGCGCTTTTCATTGGCCAGTGTGTCCACCAGCACGCAGGCAAACGGCAGCCGCATCTCCTGAATCGTGTCATCAGCCGGAATCTGCACCGGCCTGCTGTTCACACAGATCCAGTAAAACGGGTCCTCCGTCGGGTTCCTGTGCGGCACAAACAGTTCCACCTTCACGTCCCACAGGTCCCTGCCCTCCGCCAGGGCCTCCGCCTCCAGGCGGTGCACCCGGTCATAGTCGGTTTCCCTCGCCGGTTTCGCCGCTTTGTTCGCCGGGCTTATTGCCGCCAGCTGCGCTTTCAGCTTCGCAATCTCCGCCTGCGCCGCCGCCAGTGCTCCGCCGTTGTCCTCCGCGGTCACCTGGGTTTCTTCTTCCTGCACGTCAACGGGTTTCTTGCTTGCCATGTTTACCTCCTCTGCCCGTCGGTGGGCGATCCCTTTTGTTGGTTAAACCTTCACCATGATGCCGGCCGCAACCAGCTGCGCCACGGTCGCCGCGTCCACGGTAACCTCCGCCGGGGTAACCTCTGCCCCGTAAACGGCGCCGGTCTTGGTTCTCAGCAGTTTCACATTCTTGCCGATCTTGGTCTTGGTGCCGTTGATGTTAACCTCCACGTCCTCGGTCACGGCATACAGGTTGTTCTTCTGGGTCTTCAGGTAGATAACAACGTTCTCCTCGCCCATGGTGAACTTCTTGGTGCTGGGATTCACGGTCACGCCGCCGGCGATCACTTCATACTCCTTTACCTCGTAGCCGCTGGCCAGGGTAACGGTCAGGGTAACCTCCGCGTCCTTCGCCACGTCGCTGGTGGCGCTGGCAGAAAAGGCACTGGCGCCCGCGTCAGCATACAGGGTTACACTGTGTCCTCCGGCAAAATACTGCAGGTTCAGTTTCATTTGCTGGTCCTCCTTTTCTTGGGTTTTCCCGGGCGGAATCCACCGCCCGGGATGTTGTCTTTACAGGTTTGTGGTTTCGGTGCCGCTGTAGCTGCTGCCGGTCCAGAAGGTCACCATGCGCTCCTGGTACAGGATCTTCGCAGCTGCTTCAAACTTGGTGCCCACGGTGCCGAACTGCTCCAGCGGGCCGCCCACTTCTGCAGCGCTCTTGATGATGGTCCGCATTCCGCCGCCCTCGGGATCGATGACAGCAAAGGCGTCCTTCGCCAGCATGATGCTCTTGTAGGTGGCATAGCTGTCCACAGCATTCACCTTGATCACCGGTGCCAGGTCGCTTTCGATGAAGCGGATGCCATGCATACGTCCGATTTCACCAGTGAAGATTTCCTCCACCGCGGCGTACTTGTGGCTTTCAACCCACATCGGATCACGCTGGATGTCCTCACTCACGTCCGGGTGAACGATGCAGACGTAATAGTTGCCGCTGTACTTCAGGCCCTTCGCGCTCTTCTTGAGCATCGTCGCGCCCTTCAGCATCACGTCGCAGGTCAGGTTGCAGGTGTAGCTGCTGCCCAGTGCGGAAAGCAGCGCAGCCTTGGAGCTTGGAGTGCTCACATAGCTGCTGCCGTTGTAGGCGTCTGCAAAGATTATCTGCGTGCCGTTCAGCAGCTCGTTGCGCACCAGGTACTCCATGGAGAGGCCCGCGGCCGCGCCCAGTTCAACAGTCGCCGCAGTTTTCACGTCGTCAATCGCGTGAACGTCCTGCAGGTCACTGATGGCAACATAGTCGCCCCACTGGGTCAGTGTCGCAGTGATGGCCACCTGGCTCATCTTCTTGCCGGTCGGGATCACACCTTCAGTCAGCTGGCCAACAGGCGGCAGCGTCTTGAAGCGCCGGAATTCAACGGTGCGGCCGTGGTTGGCCGGCAGGCTCTGCTTTTTGCCCAGCTGGGTGAAGAAGAGTTTGTCCCGGGCGTTGTCCAGCAGTGTGGTGTCGTAATAGGTCTTGTTCAGGCTTTCCAGCGTATAGTCGGTATCGAAATTGGTCAGGTCGCCGGTATAGGCATTCCGGTAACCTACCGTAGTATTGACCAGTGTGCCCGCCTCCGCGAACCACTGCAGGTCAAGGATCAGTTTCTTCATGGGATATTTCTCCTTTCTCTCAGGCGAAATTCCCTCCTTTAATCAGTCCGGCGAGAACTTTCCGCCTGTATTCGTCTCTTTGTTTTCTTTCCATCTGGCTGAAGTCCACAGCCACATTCGCCGCCTGCTGTCCCTGGCTGCGCATGGCGCCCTCCTGCGGTCTTGCGTGCTGCGCCTGGATGGTCTGCCCCATCTGCTGCCTGGTCCGGTTCATGC